TACACGGTATTCACTCTTGAGGTTGAACTTCCAGACGGGCTTGTCAAGCATGATCACAACTTTATTATGCGTCGCTTACCTGGCTGTCTTCGTGTTCACTTCTCATAATCACTAATCACCCATGACACAACAACACCCCGTCACCCCACCACCGCACCTAATAGAGCGATGGATGCAAGATCACCCCACTAAGTACGCCCTAGCCCGCCGAGCCGCCCAATGGGGCGCAAACGAAGAACTCGAAGCGTGTCGAATGGAAATTATTGATGGAGCAGGACTTTTCTACATCGACGAAACCAGCGACCGTGTTCGTTTAGCCGAAGACATCTGGACTGCTCGCCGCCCCAAGCCGCCAAGCTTGAAGAGGCAGGCGCTAGAGGCGTTAGCTCACATTCTCAATAACAGCTCTACTCAACTTGGTGCAGACACCATCCGCCGCGCTCTTGAACAACTTCCCGATCAAGAAAACTCCTGATAGCCATGTCATTTTATTTTGCCTTTTTATTTTGCGCGGCCTGCGGTGCTCTTGTCATTGCTCTTACTGGCTTCGCAGTTTTTGTGTGGCTGCAGGTTCTTAATGAGCTAGAAGAGCGTCGTGTTCACAAGAGGCGGCAACGTGAATCGCGCTTCTGATGTTTCAGCATCCTTGTGGTCGCTTTTACTTCTATGCCCAAAAGAATTGATCTCACGGACGAGTACGCGCACAGCGGTATCGACATCACCTGGACGCCTTCAGCTCAGCGTCTTGACTTTGGCGGGTGGTACGACTCGTTTGTCGGTCTTGAAAGCCACAGTTTCAAACTGCGCGAGTTTTTCGATGCACTTGGCATCACGGAAAAAGACTGCGCCAAAGCGTTTAAGTCTCAAGCCCAATAGTCGCCGTTGCTAATCCTTCATGACAGAACTAGACACAAAGCTTTGCTGCGCTATTTCTCCCAACATGAAAGAACCTGTGCCAGAGGAATGGGCGCCTGAAGCAAAACGTGCATTACTTGCAATTATTGGCGACTTGAGGGATAATGGGTATTGGCAGGCGGCTGACTACCTTCTGTCAAGCACGTCACTTCTCTAATTCAGCTAATGGCGCATCCTGGATCTGGCTTTTACATAAAAGATGACAAGCAATATGCTTCAGTGAGCACTGTCTTGGGGCGCACGTCTGAATTATTCAATCCCAACAAAATGAAGGGCTTGGATATTTGGCGGCAGATGGAGCCAAACTGGCAAGAGATTATGGAGAGAGCGCAGCGTCGGGGGACAATCATTCACGCCGAAGCTGAATTATTTTTTACCGGCGATGCAGATAAACATAAAATGGATCACGCCACTATGGATGAGATCATGGAATACAACATCCATGAGTACATTTCATACTTATCGCCTGTTTTGGAACTGATTAAGTCTCAAAACTTCAAGAACGAAGTCAGTGCTCCATCATTCCTAATGGAAGAAGAGTTGTTCTGTGATCTTGGTTATGCAGGTACTGCTGACCTTCGCTTGAACTGGGACGGAAAGTACACAATTTGGGACTGGAAAACGGTGCGCTCGTACAAAGAAGAGGGCGTCAAGAAAAAACCCAAATCCATGTCGCACTACAAAGAAGCTGAGGTTCAGATCGCTGCATATGCACTTGCTCACAATCTTGCTGTAAAGAAAGGCGAGCTTGACAATCAGATAACTCAAGGTGTAATCTGTGTTTGCTATGACTGGCGTGAACCACACATTCACGTTCTAGACAAGCAAGAGCTGAAAGCAAAGGCGCAAGAGTTCATCGAACGTCTTAACGCTTACTGCTCTCTTGAGAACACCTCACTTCCTAAGGCGATTAACTTCGCAATCTGAACATGCTTTCGATCACTGCCAGCGGCTACATCACAGGCGAACCAAAAGTCGAAGACACCGAGTACGGCAAACGTGCCACTATCACCATCCGTGCTAAAACCAGCAACGGCAAACAAACCCATTACATCAACGCCGTTTTCTACGGAAAGCGAATTGAGACTGTTTGCAAATATATGGCAGATGGGCGCCAGGTATCAATTATCGGGTCCGTAAGGCAAATGAGTGGCAAGAAGAAAAATGATGGCACAGAGTATTCCTCTATTTACATGGATGCCAGTGATTTCAGCCTGCCAGAGCTGAACGGTGGAGATCCTGATCGCCGCAAACCTATTGATGAGGAGGTTGCGTTCTGATTCACTTGGCATGATGGCTGGGTTTGATGGTTTTTTCCCAGCCTTTTACCTCCCTTGCGTTGACACTGCTACTGCTCGGGCCAAGTGGTAGAACAACGGTAATGCGCTGTAAGAGTTGGGTCTTGTCTAAGAGCAAGGCGGTACCAGCCAGTCATGGCTTCTGGGCCTTGTCAAGGTAAAATGTCAGTAAGTCCAAGACTTGAAAGCTCCCGAAAGGGGGCTTTCTTGTATCATGCAGTCGTCAGTGTTTTTGTTATGGCACGCCTGATCGGACTTTACAGTCCCGCCCCTCAATCAGGAAAAACATTTACAGCGAATGTCCTAACTCAGTACGGCTATCGCTCAATGAGCTTTGCCGAGCCAATCAAGCGAATGGCAGCTGAGTTCATCATGTCCTTCGGCTACACAAAAGACCAAGCGCTTCGGTTTGTGTGGGCTGACAAGGAAAAAGAAATCGCAGAGATCAAAACAACAGCACGTCATATTCTTCAAACACTTGGAACGGAATGGGGACGTAATTGCATATCAAATGAGCTGTGGACTGAGTGCATGATGTATCGAATTGCGTCTTGCTTGAGAGACAAAGATTGCAGTATCGTGATTGACGATGTTCGATTTGTTAACGAAGCCGAAACAATCAAAGGAATGGGCGGCGAGATGTGGATGATTATTCGCCCGTCAGCAACAAATTCAACAAAGCACGAATCAGAAGGCGGACTTGATAAGTGGGAGCATTTTGATCATGTCATCATTAACGATGGAACCATCGCTGACATGCGTAAAAAGGTTGACGAGTGCGCTAAATGCTAAAAGACAGGAGTGACGAATTTTATGGGGCGCGACTTGTAGCTGACGCTCGATTACACCTAGGCGCCATCGTCAACAACGAAAGCTCAGAAGCTTTCTTCGTTACAATGTGCAAAATAATCAAGAATGAATTTTATCTTGGCTATAAAACCTTCACGGGCAAAGAGATAAAGCTGTCCGGGATGAAGGATTTCATCTTTAATTCAAATTATGGCTTGGGCATAAAACGAGAAACGATGCCAACTTTCTTAGCGAATTGCGCAAAAGCAGCAGTCAAAGACAAGACTCAGGCGCAGTGTGCAAAAAGATTTGTCAAGTGGCTGGGCGAACAGCACGATAAATACGATCTGCCGCACGAGTATCTTGAATATAGAAGAATTGACGCTTACATCAATGCAAAATACAAGGCAAACAAGCAGGAGAAATGGAGAAGAATAAACCTGCTCACTAGAATTTACAATCAATACCCAGGGTATTTACAGGAAATAGGCGCAGAAAGAAAGTACAAGGATATTACGGATTGCGCACAAGACCTTGGCTTTTGGGAAAAGAAAGAGCGACTCAAGCCACTTTCTCTTTATAAGCATCCAACTATTTTGCAAGTAGAAGACCTAGCGAAAGCGCTCAGCAAACGCCTTGACAGAAAGAAGCGTCGTGTTTTAATCGCTAAGCTAATTGAAATCTACAAACAGGAGCCACCTGTAAGTGACGGCGAATTTGGTGACGACACTTGAACAGTGCTCCATTCAGTCCTATTCCTTCTTTGTCGCAGGCAAACCTGAAACGCAGGGCTCCAAAAGCGCCTTTGGGCGTGCCTACACGGACCGGGAAGGGCGTCAGAAAGTCGCAGTTGCAATGGTGGAGCAATCGAAAGGGCTCTATGCCTGGAGGGCCTCTATCGGGCGAATGGCAACGCTGATGCGCCCAAGAGACTGGCAGACAGATGGCATCTATCTACTGTCAGCATTATTTTGTATGCCCCGCCCCAAGATTCATTTTAATAGTAAGGGCGAGTTGAAACAAAACGCCCCAGTCTTTCATTCCGTGAAGGGCGATGCAGACAAGCTGTTGAGAGCCTGTGGTGACGCATTGACAAAAATATGTTACGATGACGACGCTTTGATTGTCGCCGCCACGTCCATGAAGGTTTTTTGTGACCCACAGGACGGCCCCGGCGCACACATCAAGATCTGTCGTCTGGATCAAACAGCAGCGTCAGCAATGATGCTTGCTCTTAAACCCTGACGACGACTTGTTGCAAGATTGCGCTTCGTGTGCTAACTTGCACAAGTCATCACCACGCCTTCATGGCACGCAAAAAACAGGACGCGCAAGCTGTCCTAGACCACACCGAACTAGACGCCACCCAAATGCCTACCGAAGCTGCTGTCCTGGAAACTGAAACCAGCGAAGCCACCAAGTCAAACAAAGTGAAAGTAAGCGGCGAACGCAAAGTCGGCCAAGAGCTGCTTGATTTCGTGCAAGCCAATCAGAGCCTGCCCCCTGAGGATCTGGCTTTTGGCGCTGGCTACTACACCAAGGAGACCGACTCCGAGACCGGCGAAACCAGCACCCGCCTGCACAAGAACGAGTTCTTCAAGGCCGTTACCGAAGCCAGCACCGGCATCGCTTTTGTTCCTACAAAGCGTGCCTTCACTGCTCGTCGTGGTCGCGCCCCGATCATCACTGTCGGCAAGACCGGCAACTGTGTTGTTGGCGCTCGTCATGCAACCATCGCTGGCTTTGCTCCTGGCAGCAAAGTGACCGTGACTGCAGAAGAGGGCAAGATTGTTCTGACTCCCTGCGGCGACAGCGATTCTGCTGACGAAGGCGCTGACGAAGATCTCGACATCTGATCCTTCCTTCAACACGCAACGGCCTCGCCTCGGCGGGGCTTTTCTTTTAACTTCACTCGCATGTCTAACCAAGAAGACACAGCTGGCGTCATTCTCGCTGGCGGAATTGCAATCATTGGTATTGCAATCATTGGCCTAGGAATTTGGGC